CTGTGATTGCATACGCTGTCTCTGACGCAAGTTTGTGTGCAATAGAGCTAGATAGCAGCGAATCAAACAATTCTGTGTCTTCTACTCTGGCGATATAGACAATCTGGCATGTGTCTTCGTCGCTGAGTATCTTGCGCCCCTCAACCTTGAACATGACCTGTGTGTCGTAGGCAGCTATATCGCTGTCCACGTTACTGTTGAAGAAAGACAAAACACGCAAACAAAACGGGTCTGTCGGCAAAGTAAACTGGCTGGTAAATCCAAAGGCCGGTGCAGCGGAGTCTTTGGCAAGCGTTGCACGGGTGATGGCTACATTCCAAGGGTGAGCGCGGAGAACAGAGTCACGCACGGTTTCAAACCGGCGGTTACACAGTCTGGCTTCTTTGGAGTTTTCTGTCAGGGCGGTGATAGTTGCAGCGCCTAACAGGTCCATCGCCTCGTTACAAATGTCGACCACGGAAGGCATAGCAGTGTCACCCCTTTGCAAGTAAGAGGGGGCGATGCCGCCCCCCCTTTGTTTAGTTCACGACATACTCAATCACGAATGAAAGGTCGCCTGCGGTGTCACCCGCTGCATCAAACAGCAGACCAATAAACAGGTATCCACCTGGGTCTGAGGTTTGACCCGCATCCTCCCATACTCGCTGACCGAGTGTGTTGATGTTACGCGCTTCAAACGTGACATCTGTGCCAACACCACCAACCGCAGCGCGGAGGTCTGTGATTGCAGATGCGTAGGCATCATCATCAAGCGCGGTGAAAGTGCCGTCGCTCTCTGAGTAAATGCCAACATCACAGGTGTTGGTTGTGCCAGAATCGAGATCATCATTGAAAAGTTTGATGCTCACGATTGCTGCATTTGAAGGAATAGGAGCAAGCATCACTGTGTCGCTGGCAGAAAGGTCGCCAGCGGCCAGTGCGATTGTTCCCATTGCAACACGCTTTGTGCCGTGCAAAGTCCTTGCAGGAGATGCCACTTGCGGCAGCGCCAGAAGGTTGGATACGAGAGTCGTATTTACATTAGCCATAACCTACTCCTCTCTTAGTCTGGGGTTTCGTCACAGAAGATTTTGACAACCTTGGCTTCTTCCATCCGCACAGCACCGATGTCCATGCAGTAGTAAACCTGGGTCGCATAACCTTTGTCGTTGCGCTCATCAATCCTGGCTTGAACATCTTTGCCAATACCAAGAGTGATACCATCTTCAGCCCATGCAAAGCAGGAGCGAATGTCATTGGAATCAATATCCAGACGGTTAGTCAT